CTCCGCGTTTATCTGACCAAACGCACGACGGCCTTATTTGGACCGTCAGTTACGACCAAACTCACGACGCCTATTTTGTTTATGACGACGAATACGAGGACTTTCTTGATTTTGTCGCAATCCATTGGGCAAATGATAACAACCCTCAAGGTATGGACGAAAGGTCTGATGCGTACCTAGAGCGCATTGATGTTCAAATTACACAACAAGGAAGCTACCCTTTGTCCAGTTACTAATTGGAGGCGGCTATCGTGTTTGGAGGTTAGAATGAAAATAGCTACCGTCGACTTAGAAACCTATTGGGCTGTTGGTCACTCTCTGACCAAGATGTCCCCCATCGCATATTGTATGCACCCCGACACAGAGATCATCAGTTGTGCATTTAAGTTCGGGAACGATCCCACCGTCGTCGTCTTTGGTGAGCAGGCGGTCATCGACTACTGCGCGAAGGTGGACTGGTCACAATACTGGGTCGTCGGGCATAATATGTCGGGCTTCGATGCCATGATTTTGTCGTGGCGGCTTGGCGTTAAACCAAAGCTCTGGGGTTGTACCCTTGCTATGGCGAGACCTATCCACGCAAAGGATGTTGGGCTGTCCCTCGCCAAGCTCGTCGCACACTACGAGCTTGGCTACAAAGATCAGTCGGCGCTCATCGCCACCAAGGGCAAGAACCTGTGTGACTTCTCGGATGACGAGATAGATGAGATGCGGATATACAACGCCGCCGACGTCGATCAGTGCTATGGGCTGTTGCTCAAGTTGATACCACAGACACGCAAAGAAGAGGTCAGGTTGGTCGACATGACCATCCGCATGTTGGTGGAGCCACAGTTCGACGCCAACGTACCTCTTCTAATTAGTACTGTGGGGCTTGAGAGTGAGCGTCGTAAACAAGCTATGATCGACGCCGCGAAAGCTATGGACGTGTATGACCCGCTCCTGCCGGAAGAAAAAAACCTACACGCCATCTTAAAGGTTCTATCGTCTGCGGCTAAGTTTGCCACGTTCTTAAAAACTGTGGGGGTAGATGTCCCAACCAAAGTTTCCCCGAGGACTGGTAAGGACATTCCAGCCTTGGCGAAGACAGACGAGGACTTCTTGGCTTTACAAGAACACGACGATCCCGTCGTCGCTACCGCCGCAGCCGCCCGACTGGACGCGAAGTCGACAATCTTACAGACGCGCATACGTGCGTTTCTTGACGCATCTGACGCACACCCAACTAAACAGGTGCCGATCCCGCTGAAGTATTGCGGCGCTGACACGACGGGGCGTTGGTCTGGCTGGGGCTACAACCCACAGAACCTACCTCGTATCGACCCATACGCACCTAAACCATCCGACGCTCTGCGTAAGTCGTTGACAGCACCGCCCGGACATAAAGTCGTCGTCGCCGACCTCTCCGGTATCGAACTGCGCGTGAACCATTTTCTGTGGAAAGTACCGTCTAGCGTAGAGATGTATCAGGCCGAGCCAGAGAAAGCCGATCTATATAAAGACTTCGCCAGTAAACTCTACGACGTCCCGTTCGATCAGGTTACAAAAGTCCAACGTCAGGTGGGTAAAGTGGCTCACTTAGGTCTTGGCTTTGGTGCTGGGTACGTCACGTTTCAAAAGGTCGCCAAGCTGATGGGCGGCGTCGACATCACCGAGGATGAGAGCCAAGACATCGTCAACAAGTGGCGCAGAGAACACGCCGAAATTACTAAAGGGTGGCGCACATGCCATGCCGCGCTGCCAACAATCATGCGCGGTGCGACAGGTCAAGCCGTTGACCCTTGGGGTATGGTCACTCCTGTACCTGAAGGATTACGAACACCTAAAGGTATGATCCGTTATCCAGCGCTGAGGCAGGAGTATAACGACGACGACAACCGTAAAGAGTTCGTCTACGGACACGGGCGCAACGAGGCGCGGATTTATGCGGGAAAGATAGACGAGAACATCGTTCAGCACTTGGCTCGGTGCGTCATCGCTGACAACGCGTTAACAGTACAACAAGTTACCGGCTTAAACCCTGCACTGATGGTGCATGATGAATTAGTGTACGTCGTACCCGAGGCGAAAGCAGAGCAGACGCTAGATGTAGTACAACAGGTCATGCGAACACCCCCCGCGTGGTGGCCTGAACTGGTAACGTGGAGCGAAGGCGATATCGCGGATACATACGGCGACGCAAAGTAGTGGTTGCATCCGAGTAACAATAAGTGCATGTATGTACATGTAAGTAACTTCATAAAGGTTTCATTATGCGTATACCCCATTGTGACTACGGCTGGTGTTCCTGCCGTCAATGCCGTCCCTCCTGTCGCGTCCCTAGATTAAGGACGCGTTATCAAGGCTTATCACGCAAACCTCACACCCCCATTAATGGCTGCTCCACTCACGGCAACCGCGCAGCATCATGGTCTGCCCCACACCAAGCCCCTCCGGGGTTGTGGACATTTAACCTAAAACACCTGTTCCGTGTTTCATTGGAACAATTCCACATTGGGTCGGGGGGTATACGTCTTGCAACACCACATTGAAGAAACGACGAACTTTATACTGCGAAACCCCAGCGGGGTTAAAAAATGGCTAACGCTAGCGGATAAGTACATGCAGACTTTTGCAGAAGCGCCGAAAGACTTTTTACTACCTAAAGCGCATATGATCCTAAAACCGTTGATTGAAGTATACGCGAGGAACCCTGACGGATTCCTTCAATACGTTCTAGGCGTCCGCGATTCTTTCTCACCGGAAGATAAGGCGTGGGAAGACGTACAGGTAATATACCGCCGGATCAATGGGCGTTATGTACAACAGCAGCGGCGTGAGCGTTCCAGTCGCGCCGTAACTAAAGCAATAGAACTGTTTGGTGGTGCGCCGAATTACCACGTGCGACTAAAATGGGTAGCAGACCTTGAACATGAGTGGGCGAAACGCCGACTGGCTTTTCTGGAAATACACCGAGACAAGCTGTCGAATAACCGTATTGACGCTGAGACAAGGGCTGATCTTCTTGCTGAGTTCTGGGATATAATCGACACAGAAATATATGAAGGGGGACTACCAGATTGGGGTACACACTAGATAAACCGTGGAGTTATTCTGCGCTCACTGCTTTTGAGACTTGTCCGAAGCGCTTTCAACTTACGAGAGTGACTAAGCAGGTTCACGAGGCGCAGACAGAAGCTACCATGTGGGGCAATAAGGTCCATAAAGCATTAGAGCTTTTCGCCAAAGGTGCGACGCCGCTTCCTCCCGACTTACAGGTCTTTGAGAAGTACGTCAGAAAAATACAGTCGTATGAAGGTAAGCGTATCGTTGAAGAACGTGTCGCCCTCGACAACAAGATGCGACCGACAAAATGGATGGCGAAGAATGTGTGGGTGCGGGGCATTATTGACATCGGCGTCATAGGCCCAGAAACGGCGTACGTCTTAGACTGGAAGACGGGCAAACACAGACCCGACACAGATCAGCTAAAGCTGTTCGCAGCCCTGACGTTCGCCTTATACCCGTGGGTCGATAAAGTGGTGACGGGGTTTATCTGGCTAAAAGTAAAAAAATTTGATAGAGAGGTGTATACACGTGAGCAGTTACCAGAAATTTGGGCTGATTTCACCCCCCGGTTGGAGCGACTCGCCGTTGCATACAGTACAGGCAAATGGATGCCTAACCCTTCAGGTTTGTGCCGAAGTTGGTGCCCGGTTGGGCGCTCACTTTGTGAATTTTGTGGAAAATAATATGATATAGAAAGTGAATTTATGACTAACCTTGAGTATAAAAATAGCAAACTGGGTGAACCGGTGGCGCTTATGGACATGACGAACCAAGAACTTCACAGGCACGGCGTCAATATAGATGAAGTCTCTATTTTAGAAAATGAACTGCTGCACCGTTTGGAAACATACATACACCTATACGGTGACTTCCTAGCAGTAACCTCGAAAGTTGTAGGATAGCGATCATGGGTATGACACCAGAGGGTAAGGTTAAGAAAGCCGTTAAAGAATACCTCAAGTCCATCGGCGCTTGGTATTATATGCCAGTGACCAACGGTATGGGGCGCGTAGGATGCCCAGACATACTGGTGTGCTACAAAGGTTTATTTATGGCGTTCGAGACTAAAGCGCCGGGTAAAATTAAGAACGTAACTGCTAACCAACAGCGCGAAATAACCGACATACAACGTGTTCACGGGTTAGCACTTGTCGTCGACGACGTTGAGCAAGTAAAGGATGCGATATATGACAAAATCATCGAAGCGGGAATTAGCGACTAAAGCGAAGTACAACCGTCGCCCGTCTGTTCAGAAGAAACGCGTAGCCAACAACAAGGCGAGGCGTGAGGGTATACGCGAAGGCCGTGTCAAGGTCGGTGACGGTAAGCACATTGACCATAAGGTGCCGCTCGACGCTGGCGGCAGCACCAAGAAGAAAAACACCCGAGTGGTCAGTGCCAAGACCAACAAAGGCTGGCGGGGTAAACGCCCCGGTATGTACACCAAGAGTAAAAAAACTTGAAGCCGAGAGACTACAACGTCGGCAAGTCTGATTACTCCCAACGACGTATTCAACCGTGGGACATTTGGTTGGAATACGACCTCAACCCGTGGGACGCTGACATAATAAAGCGCATCCTGCGGGACAAAGGCGAACGCCGACTAGACTACGAAAAAATTAAACATATCTGCGACGAGCGAATAAGGCAGATAGACGGAGAGTAAACCCCATGCTGGTATGGCCGCAAAAAAACGCGCTGATTTTAAAGCTGCGCGAACCCACAGACATCCTTAACGTCATCCCTTCCGCCAAACAGTTTAGCGTAAAAGGTACGCCGTTCGTCGCTGTCCCACATAAGACAACCGAGACGAAAGTTTTACGGCACCTTGGGTTTCAGGCTCCCGCACCCATACGGTTTAACTATTCTTGGCCCGGACGGTTCGCGCCGTTCGTCGCACAGCGCGAGGCCGCTGCGTTTTTGTCAATGCACCGACGCGCCTTCAACCTGTCAGAACTCGGAACTGGTAAGTCTCTGGCGTCCCTCTGGGCGTACGACTACCAGCGCAGTATCGGTCAACTGAATAAGGTCTTGGTGATTTCTCCACTCTCGACACTAGAGCGTACGTGGGCCGACGAGGTGTTCCAACACTTCCCCCATCTCAACTACGCAGTACTGCACGGGACACGGAGCAAACGGTTGAAGCTACTTAACATCGACGTCGACGTCTACATTATCAACCACGACGGGGTGCAGATCGTTGAGGAAGCGTTGCGGTCACGCCCAGATATAGACCTCGTTATCGTAGACGAAATAGCACAGGCCGCACGTAACGCCGGTACGGATCGCTGGAAAGCTATCAACAAGGTAGTCAACAAGCACAAACCAGAAAGAGCTTGCTGGGGTATGTCAGGGACGCCGACCCCGAACGCGCCAACGGATGCTTGGGCGCAATGCCGACTGCTAGTGCCAGACAATGTGCCGCCCTATTTCAATAGGTTCAAAGGGCAAGTGATGAAGCAGTTGTCGCAGTTCACGTGGGTTCCTAAACCCGGTGCGACCGAAGTGGTCCAATCGGTGATGCAGCCAGCCGTACGTTTCACTCGCGACGAGTGCCTAGACCTACCTCCCCTGATGTATGAAACACGACAGGTTGCGCTGACCAAAGAACAGAAAAAAGCCTACAAAGAAATGATGGTTCGTATGCGTACCGAGGCTGACAACGGAGAGATTACCGCTGTCAACGAGGCTGTGAAAATGGGCAAGCTGGTGCAGATCGCTTGCGGCGTTGTCTACTCCAACAACAAGGAAGAACTTACAATACCGTCGTCGCCGCGTATCGAGGAAACACGCGACATCGTCCGTCAAGCAGAGGGCAATGTGATTGTGTTCGTGCCGTATGTCTCATCGGTCAACATGGTAGCCAACGAACTAAGGAAAGACTTCACCGTCGAAGTTATCCACGGTGGGGTCAAAAAGGATGAGCGCGACCGAATATTCGGCGCGTTTCAGAAGGGTAATAGCAAACTGAGGGTTTTAGTAGCGCAACCCGCTGCTATGTCCCACGGGCTTACCCTGACTGCCGCATCTACCATTGTTTGGTATTCATGCGTCACGTCGAACGAAACCTTCGAGCAGGCCAACGGGCGCATCAGTCGTCCCGGCCAAAAGATGAACAATTTCATCATCATGCTCGAAGGAACCGCTGTCGAGAAACGTATATACTCACGCCTTCGCAACAAGCAAAAAATGCAAGGCGCGTTACTGGACGAAGTTAAAGCCCACCGTGATCAGGTGATTGCTTGACTACCGACTATAGAAAACTTAATGTGTTTACGTGTAAACATATCTGAAAGTATATGAAATGAATTTACTGAACCCGGACCAAGTGTCGCGGAAGTTGGGCATGACTAAAGTTGCCCTTCATTCGCTGCGCTCTAGGAGTGAAAAATTTCCCAAACCGATAAGGATTTCGCAGAAAGTTCTACGTTGGGATGAAGCCGATATTGACAACTGGTTAACCGCCAAAAAGGAGAGCGAAAATGGCGACAATAGGAGAACTAGATGATGTTTCATTACTGAAGCTATTCATCGGTCTGCGCGACCGTCGTTCACAGCGAAAAGCTGCGTACACAGACGACGATAGTTCAGACAAAGCAAAGCAGGATAAAATTGAAGTAGAGTTCCTGCGGCGGTTCCACAGCCGTGGTGTAGACAGCGTGTCTGCTCGCGGCATCGGGACTGCATACGTGTCAGAACGTACAAATTACACGGTAGCTGACAAAGACGCGTTCTTAGAACATATCAAAGCGAACGATGCTTTTGAGTTGCTTGAAAGTCGCGTCAACAAGACTGCTGCACAGCAGTATAAAGAAGTCCATAACGACCTGCCGCCGGGGGTTAACCACTCCGCGACACAAGTTGTTAATTTTAGACGTAAATAAAACGAGGTAAAACATGCCAAATGATATGATAGCCATTAAGGCAAAAGGACTCCCTGCACACTTGCTAGATAAGGCGCAGAACGAAAACAAGTTCGGCGCAGCGGTAGGCACTGGCGGGTTCCCGCACGTTTCTATCAAGGGTAAAGTGTTCCACATTACTCGGGGCGACGAAACAACCCTTGTGACCAAAGGCGACGACGGAGAACCAGCGGTATCGTTGCTGGCCGTAATCGTGGCGACTAACCCGGGCGTGTCTAAAGTATACTACGACACGGGCTACGAAGAAGGCTCATCAGCTAAGCCAACCTGTTTCTCAAACAACGGCACTACCCCATCGGCAGACGCCGAGAACCCGCAAGCTAAAAAGTGTGCGGTTTGCCCTCACGGGCAATGGGGATCGCGCATCACCGACAACGGTGGTAAAGGTAAGGCGTGTAGCGACTCCATGCGGTTAGCGGTTTCACCCCCCGACCAACTAAACGACCCTATGCTTCTACGTGTCCCAGCGGCATCGCTCAAAACTTTAGGCCAGTACGGTGCGCATCTAGCTAAACGCGGTGTCGGGCCGCAGCACGTCATCACAAAAATTGGCTTCGACTACGAAGTTGCGCACCCCTCTCTTACGTTCAAGGCTATGGGTTTTGTGGACGCTGAACAGTTGGAAGAAGTCGAACTGGTTCTGGTAGACGAGGCTGAAATAATCGGCAAAATCACAGGCACAAGCGGTGGGTTCTCTGGGGAAAACACAGCCGACGAGTCAGCCCCCAAGGTAGCAGCTTCGAACCCGAAAAAATCTAAGCGGCTTAAACAGGCAGAGGAAGAAGCCGACGTGCCGAAAGCTAAAAAAGTACGCACTGAGGTAGAACCTACAGTAAGTGTGGATGACTTCGATGATATCGGTGATGCACTAGATAACCTAGACTTCGACGCGTAGCTCGTAGCGGTCATGGGCGGGGTTACGGCCCCGTCCTAATCTGTTAACATGTAAGCGTGAAGGTAGGCTATGCACACACAAGATTTCCTTGCGGCTGTGTTGCCGACGGAAGGTAAAAAAATAATTACGCTGGTCAAACAAAGGGACGACGGCGGCACCTATTTTAAATACCTGACGTTCCCAACAGCCCAAGAGGCGGCAAAGGCCGCATTGCTCTTTGACGGGCAGGGCGAGACAGTTTACTTCGCAGTAAATTCTTTTGGCGATTGGTATGATGACCCCGCAAGGGGTAAGAAACGCATCCGCACACAAACAAATGTGGAAGCGTGTCGCAGTCTGTACGACGACTTCGACGTCGACGACGTCGATGGCAAGAAGTATTCGACGCGTAACGAAGCGCTTAAAGACATCCTTAAACTTGCCAAAGAACTGCGTTTGGTCCCAACCGTCACTTCCTCTGGCGGCGGCTTTCACTGCTACTGGCACTTAGACAACGACGTAGACAGAGAGACGTGGGATGAGCTTTCCGCACTCAAGCGTGATGTAACCACGCATCTTAAAATGAAGGCAGACCGCGCTGTAGATATGGACAGCGCTCGTATCCTGCGGCCCGTGGGAACGCACAACCGCAAAGCAGACACACCCCGCCCAGTTGAACTAATTAAGATGGGCAAGACTTATTCGTTAGATCATTTACGCTCGACCCTGCTGGGGTACATCAAGGACAACAACGTACAACCCGCTCCAACGAGTAAAAAGGCGGGAGCGGTCAACCCGTTCGCGGCAGCGCTTGGGGATCACCCAGACAGTGACGCTGATGTCGTCGCGAAAAACTGTGCTGCGGTTCGACAGTTCAAAGAAACAGGCGGCAACATATCCGAGCCGCACTGGCACCGAGCTATTGGCATCGTCAAGTTTTGCACGGATGGCGAGAACGTCATCCACGAATGGAGCAAAGATTACGAAGGCTACTCACCGCTAGAAACACAGGATAAAATTGACGAGTGGACTGTTGGCCCGACTTCGTGTGTCGAAATGGACAAGCACATTGGCTGCATGGACGACTGCCCATTCTCAGAGAGTTGCAAATTCCCCATTCAGTTAGGCTTTACCGAGGACGCGGTGTCCGTTGAGGAAGAAACCGTCGTTACCCCGTGCCCTAACACCTCGACGGCGACGACACCCGCACCGGGCGCAGTGATCGAAGGGCAAACAATCCCATACTGGCCGTCCACCGGCTATCGCTGGAACGGATCAGCACTATCACGGTCAGTCATTGACGACGACGGTGTTGTACACTGGCGGCCTTTTTGCCGCTCGTTCATCTACCCAATCAACCGCATCCGAGACAGCGAAGGCACGTGGGTTATCCACTGGCGAGCAAAGGAAAAAAACGGCGCTTGGCGCGAGTTCTTCATGCCGACAATGGAGTTAGCCTCGACGGACCTTATGGCAAAAACATTCGCTGCGAACGAGGTCTTTTTAACACGCACATCTAAGGCGAGGGTCGACATGGCAGAATTTTCAGAAGGACTTATTGAAACCCTTCAGGCTTGGCGCATTGAGACTGAAACATTTAAACAGTTTGGTTGGCTTCCAGACCGCTCCGGTTTCGTTATGGGAACTAAACTAATCACGGGCAGCGACGAGCTAGACGTATTGTGTGACCCCGACATGCCAGCGGACGTTGCGCTGGACTTTGGCACCAGCGGTACGCTTGAGGAATGGATCGCCAATATCGACACGTTGTACAATCGCGCAGGTGCAGAGCCATTCCAGTTCGCCCTATGCCACTCAATGGGTTCCGTTCTCGTTGAGCTTATGGGTTCGTCCAACTGGCACGGCCTACCTCTAGCGTTCGTCGGTCACGGCGGCACCGGCAAATCTACGGCGTCGAAAATCGCCTGCGGGTTTTACGGGAACCCCGCCTACATGGAGCGGCAAACTGGCGAGCAAGGCTCCACACTGAACGCCGCTATCAAGCGGATCGCTATAATGGGCAGTGTGCCTGTACTGCTTGATGAGTTCTCTGGGCGTTCACCCGATGAGCTATCCCGCACTGGCTACGCCCTCGCAAACGGCAGGGATAAAGAGCGGCTAGGCTCCAACGGTAAATTTAGCACCGTTGGCGGTCAGTGGTTCAAGAACAGCTTCATCACATCGAACGATAGTATTTTGGAGAGTATATCCAAACTGCCAGCCGCCTACCGTGTTGAGGCTACTCAACTTAGGTTTTTCGAAGTGTCGTTGCCCCAAGACTACCGCAATAAAGTTTTCCCCGAAATCACTCAGTCGTTCATCGAACATCACATGGACAACGTGTACGGCGAAGCGTTCAGACCGTATATCAGGTTCGTCATTAAAAATCGTGATTGGGTCCGCCGCCAGATGGTCGCCGCCCGTGGCAAGTTTAACCCGAAAAGCGCGGACGACAACAAAGAGCGCTTCTACCGCGATACGATTGTCACCGCTCTGGTAGCGGGCAAGATCGCCGAGAAGCTAGGGCTGATATCGTTTGACGTAAACGCCATGAAAAAATGGGCGTTGAAACAAGTTCTCGCCATGCGTGAGAGCCGCAAGGAAACCAACATCGACATCAGCGAACACCTCGCTTCGTTTGTCAGTACGCTCCAAGGACGACTCATCATCACCAAAAAATTCGGTGACGCTAGGTCAAAACATAAAGAAGCCCCGATGGAGCTACTGCGAGCGCCAGCGGTGGGCCGCGTCTGCACTGAGGATAAGAGGGTATACATCGTCGTCAAGGCCATAAGCGAGTGGTGTAAAGAGCATGGCGTTGCAACGAAAGCCCTACGTGAAGAAATGGACAGCGCGGGCTACATGATCGACGCAAACAGCAGAACGTACATCGGAAGCGGCACGACAGTCGCCAGCACCCAGACGCGTTGTTACGAACTCAAATACAATAAACTTTTCGACGGGAAGGCGCTTTCTATCGTCCAGACCGTCGATGGTGTCCAAACCCAAACACAATTTGAAGGAACGACCAAATGACCACTGAGGTTAAGCAGATTTTAAGGGCGATGAGAAACCGTCTCAACGGCTTAGTAGAGGAGGCTAAACAACGACAACGCCCCGGTAATAAGCAGCAAATGGAAGAACTTTTACTCTTTATCACAATGTTGGAGCAGCATCTTGACACCTGAACAGGAAGACCGGCTTCGTATCGCCATGAGCAAGCTGGCGGTAGTAGAAAATTATAACGCCGCTAGGAAATGGGGCGGCAGCACCCACGCTGTTGCGCAAACGCGCAGTAAATTCGGGACGCCACCGAAACAGGAAGCTCCGAGGGCGCTTTCCGCACAAGCCAAACTAATCAACAAACTCTTATTGAAGGGGATGACTAGGTCGGAAATCGCTGAGTTGATAGAAAAACCAGCAGGGACGGTTCGAATAATAATTAGACGGTACTCGCTGCCGCGAAATGAAGCCTGATGCCTGCCGCCGCCACAACCAAGGCCGCAATTAAGCGAGCAATCGAAGCAGCACTGGACGCAGGTTTGGCTATCTGCGCCGTGTCTGTGGGCAAGGACGGCAGCGTCCGTGTCGAGACAAGCCAGAAAAAACTAGACACCGACTCCGTTCTGGATCAAGGTCCGAAGCCCAAACAGTGGGCTACGCGGAGATAAAGAGTGTCGGTCAAACTACCCGGTTTGTGGGAAGAAAAAAACCGTAACGGTTCACCGCGCTACCGCGTTCGCAAAGAAGGCAGTAAAAGCGTCAAGACGTCTATCCCTGTGGGACCAACCCACCCAGATTTTCTTCACCACTACTGGGCAGCCCGCGAAGGTCGTGCATGGGACGCGCCCCCAGAAAAAACCGAAGTGCGGCAAAGCATCGACTGGCTCACGGCACGGTACTTGAAGTTCCTAGAGGGCATGGTCGCCGCTAACCAAATGTCTGCCGCCACGCTGAAACAGCGGCGCAGTATGATAACAAGGCTTTGTGACTTTACAGACCCCAGCGGAGAACGCTACGGGACTTTCGACATGGATGCGCCCACAGCAGCATTCATCGCGGTGCGAGACGCGTGGGCTAGTACGCCCGGAGCCGCCGACAACCTCATCAAAACAATACGGGCGGTGTACTCATGGGCGATGGAGCGCGACGAGATTGGTCACAACCCCGCTGTGGGTATCGTTCCCATCAACAAAAACCCCAAAGGGGGCGCTACGCCGTGGACCCCTAGCGACCTCCGCAAATTTAAGGCCACGCACCCCAAAGGAACATCTGCTCACCTGTGGCTAACTGTGCAAGCATTCACAGCTTGTAGGATCGGCGATGCGTTATGGATAGGGCGCAAGCAGGAGAAGACTATCGACGATCAGCTTTGGCTTGAGTTCCAGCCGCGCAAAAAAGGCTCAGCTTTTGTGTCCATCCCGATGCTACCGCCACTGGTGGAGGCCACTAGAGCCTCGAAGATCGTCGGGCCTAGCTACATCCTCAACAACAAAGGACTACCGTTTACGTCGGTCGATGCGCTGGGCGTTCGGGTGCAGCGTTGGTGCAAAGCGGCGGGGCTGGTTGGGCGTTCATCCCACGGCATCCGTAAAGCGATGGCTGAAACAATGGCTGCGGCGGGAAGCTCTCAACACCAGATCATGGCGGTCATGGCCCACACCCAAGCACGTACTTCTGAGGTCTATACCAAGGGAGTTCAGAGGCGTGGTTTAGCGGCTGAAGGACTGCACTCTCTGGCGGCACTAGACTGGTAGGTGCCCCGCAGTATATTTTTGCGGGGCACCTTGCTCAATAAAATATAGCCAAAACACCATTACTGGTGGTCCGGGGTGGCCTACCATTTTCCTAAAAAAGTCAATGAAATCAATGGTAGGGTGCCCCGCAGTAGTGAAATCCGACCCTAAACATATCAATAGGTTAGAATAAGGGTGCCCCGCAGTTTGCGCAAAAAAAGACCCCCAGCTTCGCAGTGCGTAACCTGACCGACTGGGGGTAGTTAACCACACTTGGGAGGAGAGCGTGTGGTCGTGAGGTAAACTCTTAGTTCGTGCCAAGACGCCTTCTGTCTTTCCGCGCTCTTTTACTGCGGCTGCGAGGTATTCTCACTAGGTCGCTGACAGGTGCGCGGCGCAGCGCAGTCGGGTCGCCGTTAAAGAACGAACGCAGACGGGTCTTTGCCTTCTGCACCTCGCGCCACTCTGCGCGAAGCTCGGACATCTTATCTCGGTCCCCTGCTCTATACGCCCTGTGGTACTCGTTCTGCATCTTCCCAGTCCGCTCTTTAAAGTATTCCTTAATCTCGTACTGCTGGCTTCGGTTCCACTTGATCTTGTTAATCTGCGTAGCCGGTAAACCTAGCGCATTCGCCAGTAAACTACGGAGGTCAAAATCACGCGGGTCAACCATTGCCTCCCTGTTCTTAAACGTCATGCCCTCAGTAGACAGCCGCCAAGATTCCATCATCTGCCGCTGGCCTTTCGGCAGTGCTTGCTCCAACGACCGCCAGTAGTCGCCGTTGTTGACAAACTCGTCAAAAACTTTGATGCCCTGACCTAAAGTGCTGGAAGTCGGGCCAAGAAACACGTCAGTAAGCCACTTCGCCATCCCTTCTTGGGTCATTTCAAATTCAGTGTACGGCTGTACCGAGAAAAAGTTCTGGTGCCCGAGCTTGTCGGACATATCAAAGCCGAAGAACGCTGGAACGCCGCGTGTAATTAGGTCAGCAACTCTCTCGTCCTCGACTTTCTCGCGAATGTAATGCTCTAGGTAATTATCATACCCACCGTGCGCCTTGGCCTCGTCAGCAATGTCGTCGTCGTCGTCGCCGAACATCATAAGCGCGGTGGTCGCAATACCCCCGACCAGCGGCAGACCGCGAAGACCCGATACCAAAGCCGCGTGGAATAGTGTGACCCCCAGTGTGCGATAGCCCACAGCCTTCATCGCCGCGCTCTCACCTCGGTAGACCATTTCCATCGCCCGAGCATAATTCCAACCCATCATCACTTGGTACTTGCGATACTGAACTGGTAGTTTGGGGAGTTTCTTAAACATCAAGGGAGCGTCGAGCGCGTTAAATGCGCCTTGCGTCCGCTGCACAGCGAGAACTGCATAAGACGTTGGGGTTTTGCCTAACTTCTTGAGCTGCTTTGGGTTTCGTTTGGCTAGTTCATACGCCGCAATCGCAGTCGCCAAACGGTTGTGCGCCTCAACATATCGGGCAGCTTGGAAGTTCCGATGGACCAAACCCGCAACGAAGTCGGACCCAGCGTTGAGCGGCCCAAAACCTGTATCGAACCTGTTGAACTGGCGTAAATCCTCTTGGATGCCGACGTCTGCGATGCCGTGAAGCTCTAACTCACGAATGAGCGGCTGGTACTCCGCTGGCATCGACGCGTCGGTATTGTCAATCTCGACGTTGTTTTTAAAGTCGAGCGCCCCCGCTGCTAGAACGGTGGCAGCTTGTCTGACAAGACCACCACCCTTTATGGCTCGGTTTGCAACACGGTACGCTTTAAATAGCTCTATCCACGCCCGAGGATACTGATGGACGCCGAAGTCGCCTACAAATTTGTTAATAGATATGAGCGTCTGCGTTGCGTTTTGGCCGTGGTAGCCGGGATTTGAGGTGAGCATCATAATTGTGTTGGCCGTCGCGACCCGATTTTGGATAGCGTTCCAGATGCCGCCCTCTGGCGACAGTGTCTCAGCGTAGTGTTCACTTATTAGTTTAAACGCATGCTGCAAGTTGCCGCGATCCGTGCTGGCTTCTTTATCCACTCCCGCTAATGCTTCATGTACGTTTGCGCCTTCCTCCATCGTGGCGATCATCTGAGACACGGCAGTACCGTGGTAAAGGAACGAGCGAACCATGTCCTTGTCGTAACCCGCTCTGTTCAAACGCTTCGCCCCCGACGTACGCGCATCGCGCTCATCCATCATGGAGAAGTACTGCTCACGTATAAGCAAGCGGAATGCTTCCTTCGAATTTTGGTCGAGGCCGGATTTATCGTCCGCGTTTAAACCGCCAAGCAGCTTTTCAAGAACGCCCGTACTTGGTGCGTGGGAATTGTCGAACTTGTGGTCACGGGCGAACGCTTGCGTGTGGAAAAACTTGCCGCCGTCCCGTGTGTTGTTCTTCTCCGCAAACTCGTTGGCAGCGCCTTGAGTGTCAAAAAACTCTACGACGTAGTGGTCGGGCTTGCTTTTAAGCTCATCAATCTTCTTGGGCAGAGTGTTGCTACCCTGCGACTTCGCCAGCTTGCTTTCTAAGTCCCGCAGTTCTTTGGATTTCAGTACAGCCGCGTAGTTACCAAAACGCTTTAAAGGTGAGTACGGCCCTTCCAGTGAGGAAGTCGAAGTAAACAGCTTACCCCCCAACCCGAGACTTTTCATTAAGTTCATCATACGAACACGGTTCTTCTCGCCCTGCGCGAATATGTCCGCAACGATGCTTTGCTCGTCTTTGTTTAAGCGCTCCCAAGCATTTTTCATAACTGGGCTGATCTTGATTTTCCTACCCTCGAAAAGTTCTGGGTGTGTTTCCCGTGGGTCGTAGCCCCACTTCTGGTAGAACGTCGATTTACTTAGGAAGTCGTTCATCAGCGCGTATCGCTCTGGGGCAAGCTGCCCCGCACGGTTTGCCACCTGCTCGTAGTCAAGCTGGATTTCGTTACGTGTGGCTTCCATCTTCTTCATCGCGTTGTACGCGGTTCTTATCGCTGGGATTTTGCCTTCCATCTTCTCTACGAGGTCGTAGAGGAACAGCAAGTTGTCAGCAGGTTTAGTAGCAGCGCCAGCAAGAGCGTCGAAGGCTTTCGCCGACGCCGAACCCATGTTGCGTTTGACCCACTCGCGGCCCTTGCGCTGGCGCACCGAGACTTCCCCTTTGGGGGGTACAGGTTTTTTCGAATACCTTGCCCTTACTACGCGGTCCAAGGCGTTTGTCAGCTTTCCATCTTTCGCATTGTTGTTGAACGCTGCACCTGTGTCGCGCTCAAAAAATACATGCGGAACGAAGCCTTTGTGGTGGCGGGTAAACCTCCGTCTGGCTTCCCGCAACATGCGTAGAGCTTCCCACGCTTTGACACCGTTCAAACGAACATACGGGTAGCCGCTCACAGAGTCGACCACCTCCATGTCACCGAGTTTAAAACCGACTGGCTTGCCCTCTAGCGCTTCTGGGCCATATATTATCAGCGATACCGTATTTTGCCAAGAATTTGCATGCCGCTGGGAAGCACTTTGTCTTATATCTGGTGGAACTCCGGGAGCAGCGAAGTAGACCGTTTGGATGATGTTGTTGTCTCTATCTGTTAGGGCAAAAACCATATCACCGTTGTCGTCAAACGCCGCGCTTGAGGAGATTCCTTTTCGCTCCCCGAAGGTTGAGTTGTCGCCCCAATAAAATAACTCTCGGCCTTCCGAGCCTGCTTCAGCTTTATGCAGCCTAGCGTCGGACTCAACCTTCACGCCTTTTTCACGCTGGCCGTAGTAGTCTATAACGCTGTCGTTATTCTTAGAAGAATTGGGAAGTACCGCCACAGGTTCAAGGTTCAGTTTACGTGAGGCACCAAGAGCCATCCCTTGAACCATTGTTACAAGTTCAACAGGGGTAATGCTGGCTTTAGCGCCTTTAAAGACCGTGTTGACCAGCCTATCAAAGATGTCCAAAGCGCTTTGCAACCACTGACCTACTGTGGCTTTGCCGTTTGCGTCTGGCTTTGCCGGTTTTACACCAGCAAGGACTGCTTCTTCGGCAGCGTAACCGATCTTTTCTATCGTCTCCAAAGATGGGTGAAGCCCCAGTGCGCGAGCGACAGCTAGGCGGTTTGTTGCCCGCTCGTGGATCGTGCGCTCTAACGAGCCTTCGGGCATCGACGCCCAGTGGTCGAGGGTTTCCGCAACCGCTATGGTTTCTGGGTCACTGAAATGCTTTTCCATACCGAGATGAACACCCATTTCATGCGCCATAACAGCCGCTTCGGAGCCAACTTCAATGTTCTCTGCGATAAAGTGAGCAGCAGCGTTGTTTCTCGGGTCGATGACCGCTTGTGAGCTTTTGAGGTCGCTAAGCGGTACGGTTTTACCGAGTGCGCGGTACGCGTCTTTTGCCGTTGCGTGTACTTGTATAGGGCTGTGTGCTTCATTTACACCCAGCAGAGCCAGTCCTGAATTACGCCCAAGTGCAGTCCCTATGTTGCCTACTCCGTACAGTCTATCGGCGACTGTAGCTAGTCTATCGACCGTGGTTTTTGGACCGCCCTCGGCTGGAATTATTGAAAACCTCTTTTTGCTGCGGTTCTGCTCACGCGTTAACACGTCACCTGACGGCTTTGTTTCTGCTTCGCTGCCTTCTACCGTTGCTTTCTGTTCTTTCGTAGTTGGCTCTGCCTTAGTTTTGGTATTTACCTCGACGTCTGCTCCTGTTCCTGCTGTTCGTACGCTGCTACTAACCGTCGCTCCTTCACGGTCAGCCTTGCCCCCGCTGCCATCTTCTCTTGGAGGAGCGGCAACACTATCTTGCGAAATTGTTCGACTGCCTTCTGCCGTCTCTCGGGTGATATTTTCGGTGGGTTTCGTACTTCCGGTGGCGTTACCATCCTCAACCTCCTTGGCTATGGTGAGTTGTTCTAAACTACGTTGGTCTTGGTCCAACTGCTCTAAGTTCTGGGTGACATGGTACTCGTTTACCGAGAGCATCCAGTCTATTTTATCAGCTTGGGATAAGTCGTCAAACTGAGGACCGTCCTTGGAGCGGAAGTTATCCCAGTCGGCGCGTAAATCGTTTTCAGCCGCAGCAAGTTGAGTAAGGTGAACTTTTTTGGTGTGCTCGGCTATAGCACTAGCTCTAGCTTCAGCGACAGGATCAGCTTGGGGCATATCGTCCACTGCGTAGAAGGCGTCGATCTGCTCGTCCGTCATACCATTTTTCTTGAAACTAGCAATTTCAGCCTTACGCTGAGCGGAAGTCTTTCTTTTGCTGCCACCTTCCGATGCAGACGAACCTACGGACCCTACTGTCTGAAATCCTGCCCCTGTTAGCTTTTCTGCACCCTCTAAGTCTCTGGTATCGAAAACACTTACGGGGGCGTCTGTCTCTACAGCGCTTTCCACTGAAACTGTCTTGCCAGCCTGTAAGCCCGCTTGCAACTCCTCTGGCGTAATACCCAAAAACTTCGCGATCTTAGGACCGATGCGCTTCATCCCCATCGACACACCCGACTTAGACTTGACCCCAGCCTGCTTAGCAAACTCCGTAGCGTTGGTTCCTCCATCTACGTTGAGTACAGCGTCGGTTTCGTTGTCGCGCAGAGCCTCAAGCAACCTGTCAAAGACCTTCTGCTCGTTAGGAGACAGCGTGTCTCTAAACTTCTCAGAATTTGCCACCAAACGGGACATCGCGTCTACGTTGCGAGCGGCGGGTGTTTTTGCTCCGGCGCTTTCTGCCGCTGCGTACACTTCCCGGTCGAACAAAGAATATTTTTTAGCTGCTAACATGTTAACAAGTTGTGGGTAGGCTTCCCGCCAATCAGGGCCAAGCTCACGCTCTGCAAGCGTAACCGCAGCTTTCTCGACCTTATTCTTAGGCTTGAACTGCTTAGTTTCGGCCTCTACCTCTACCTCTGGCTCTGCCTCTGGCTCTACCCCTACTGCTGCCTCTGCCTCTGGCTCTACCCCTGCTGCTGCCTCTGGCTCTACCCCTGCTGCTGCTGCTGCCTCTGCCTCTGGCGCTACCCCTGCTGCTGCCTCTGCCTCTGGCTCTACCCCTGCTGCTGCCTCTGGCTCTACCCCTGCTGCTGCTGCTGCCTCTGCCTCTGGCTCTACCCCTGCTGCTGCCTCTGCCTCTGGCTCTACCCCTACTGCTGCCTCTGCCTCTGGCTCTACCCCTGCTGCTGCCTCTGGCTCTACCCCTGCTGCTGCTGCTGCCTCTGCCTCTGCTGCTGCCTCTGCGGCGGCTTCTAACACCTGATGCTCGAACCCTGACCGTCCGTCGGTTACTCTCGTCTTGTAAAAACCCGTGCTGTTTACGAACCGCATCTGGATGTCTGGGTGTTTTATTTCCCAGTTTTTACCTAGATGTTCTTCGGCGAACGCTCGGTTAGCCGCTCGCTTCTCGCCCTCTGGCTTTACCTTTACTCCTGTCCCCCCCGGGACGACAGGATAATACTTTTGGTATTCTGGGGTTTCAGGTCCATATACTTTACCGTCTAGTGTGATACTTCCGGGCAAAGTAACTTCTTGCTTTAGTGGACCGTCAGTTTCCGTAGCAACTTGCGGCTCGCCGCCGAACGGTAGCTCTGCCTGCCGCGCCTCGGGATCGGGAGCATTCGGGTTGTCTGGCCCCAACGATAGTTGGTCGTTGTCTGCTGCGGCTTGAGCCTCTAACTGCGCGGCTCTGTCGTTAAGAGCGGCTTCGTACTCGGCTTTCAGTGCGCCAGTGTCGATTCTTTCTTTAGCAACTTTTTTGAGGAACGCAGATCGCGCTTTTTCAACTTGGTCTGTGGAGTATATCGGTTGGCCTGTCTCGTTCTCGCCGTTCAAAATAGCCTCAAACTCTTGCCCCAACGGAGTACCGGGGTCGTCTACCTCCAATGCACTCTGTTCGTTAAGCTGAGCAGTTCTCGCCTTGATAAACTCGCCTTCGGTTTTGAAGCCCACAGCCGCTTGTCTAAGCCGCCTAGCCTGTTCAGCGTCCTTGGCAACCAGCT